GCCTCCTGAAATAAGTCTTGGTAAGTCCCAGTTGCTGTACCACTGACCGTGGCGCTGGTAGAGATTCATTGGAAAGCGCGCCTTTTTTTATTCTAAGTCGCGGAGGCGATTTTTCCCGGGGCAAAGTAGGTTTATAAGTAGACGGGTAGGCCGGCGTGATGTTCATTGAAGACCACGCCCGATTGTCCGAGTTTTTTTCTTAGGGTGTGGCAGGGTCACCTTAGTATGTCCCCTGCCACCTCGGTGACAACACCTCAAGGTAGTTGGCACTTCCCTTCCCTTGGCTTACTCCTATAGTTATTCCGAACTTTGATGACTGGCCGTAATTTGGTCTTTACGCTGAATAATCCGACATATGAATATGATGACTTCGCAGAGTGCATTATGGGACTCTCGTACTTCAAGTTTCTCGTTTTCCAAGAGGAAAAAGGTGAAGAAACAGGTACTATCCACTATCAAGGTTATATGGAATTCTCAAATACCGTACGATTCGTTACGATCAAGAATGCGTGCTACGAAGATGGTCTACACCTGGAGCGTCGAAAAGGGACGCGTGACCAAGCCATTGCGTACGCAACCAAGCTGGAAACCCGTGTCCGTGGACCTTGGGAACATGGAGATCGACAGCGGCCTGGACAAGGTGCTAGATCTGATATCTTGGGAGCTGCAAGATTGGCAATGACTGGTCCCTCGATGAAGGCTCTCGTGGAAGCTGACCCCTCAGTATTCCTGCGCTATTCGAAAGGGCTTGCAACTATCCGACAGTTGTATCTCGATAAGCCTCGTGAACCTCCCGTTGTGGTTCTCTGTTATGGACCTCCTGGTACTGGTAAGACTAGGTTGATCTATGACAACTTTCCCACTGGACAGATACACCGTAAGATCTGTACTGATGCGTTCTTCGATGGCTACGATGGTCAAGATGTTCTGTTGTTAGATGATTTCGCTGGACGTGCGAGTAAGATGGCTCTTACTGATTTATTGGGTATATTAGATAGATACCCATATAGACTCCCTGTCAAGGGGTCGTCTACTCCGTTGACGGCTACAAAGATCTATATTACGACTAACGTACATCCGAAGTTGTGGTATGACTACTCTAATAGAGCGGGTGAGTGGGAGTGTGTGTCACGGCGTATTAATCAAGTTGTGTGGTTTAAGAGTGCGAAGGACACGAAAGTGTTGCACGTAAAGAAGTTTTTTAACGATTGGAGTGAAGGTTGTGATGAGGATCGTGTGTTTCGTTCGTTGTTTCCCCCTTCTATCCCCGGTAATCAAGAAGATGCTGACATGACTGATGCACTATAGCTGTGTATCAGATCCACCTGTGTTAACTCCGTAATGCATTGCGCATGGAGGTGTTATACGAAGTAAACAGTTGTATTCGTGAACTTTTCGTCTTAGCTTACAACACCAATCTGCTTTAGAAAGATGACTTCTATGAAATTTACATTGGCTTATAGACTTAACCTAGATAGCGTAAACGTGAATGGTAAGTAATCTTCGGGACGACGGCTACTGCGCCAGTGTACACTCCGATAAGATGTAGAGAGTAATCGGCGATTTCAGCGACAGTAGCGGGGTCTGCGGAGCTGACGAAGTTGACATGACAGGGTTGTTTGAAGTTGTAGTTGATCTTGAATGGGATCATGACTTGACCGACTGCGAATAGGTTTGCGGCTCCTTCGTTCATTAAGGCGTTAGACGTCGGTAGGCGAATGATCTTGTCTTTGAGTACTTGAAACCGTTGAGTGTATTCTTGTTCGCGATGTGCGACAAAGTCAACAGTGGGATCGACTTCGAAGACGTCTTCAGCATTCAGTTGGGCTTTGTTTGTTTGTGCGTCTAGAACGAGTGCGATTCGACATAGGGCGTCGCTTGAAGGAGCACCAATGCTTTCGGATGCTGCGTTATAGATGAAGCCTTTGATAGTGACTCCGGTCATAGTGATCTTTTTGCCAATACGTTGTGATTCGCCAGTGCCTTGTGTTACGGTATTAAGACATAAAGTAGTCGCTGGGTCGAGCTCTCCACCAGTCCATGTTGCGGATATGTCTTGTGCGGCTAGTTGATAGTCGACGTACTTGAGCTCACGTCCACTGAAGCCTCCGGTTCGTAGGTTACTCCTTAGGATTGGTGTAGGCCTTCGTTGTAATTGACGGACGATGGCTTTGGATTTGTTGACCCAGAGACGTGCGGCTTGTGCTTGTCGTGCGTCATATCGCATGCGTTTTCCGATTCTATCTGCGGATACAAATGGGTATGAGCGTTTCATTGTAGTTAGTCCTTGAGTGAATCGGCCCTCGCCTCCTGAAATAAGTCTTGGTAAGTCCCAGTTGCTGTACCACTGACCGTGGCGCTGGTAGAGATTCATTGGAAAGCGCGCCTTTTTTTATTCTAAGTCGCGGAGGCGATTTTTCCCGGGG